GTGACAAGGCAGGATGCGTATGAGTGATTTAAAGATTGAGCTGCTACCGTGGCAAAAGAAAGTTTGGGCTGACACCACTCGCTTTCACGTTGTAGCTGCTGGACGACGAACAGGAAAAAGTAGGCTTGCCGCATATCGACTGATAGTGGAAGCGTTGCAAAGCCAGAGAGGTCATGTATTTTATGTCGCTCCTACACAAGGTCAGGCTCGTGACATCATGTGGCAAACTCTTCTGGAGGTTGGGCATTCTGTCATTACAGGTAGCCATATTAACAACTTGCAGATTAAGCTCATCAATGGTGCGACAATTAGCCTCAAGGGGGCTGACCGACCCGAGACTATGCGTGGTGTTAGCCTTAAGTTTCTTGTTCTGGATGAGTATGCAGACATGAAACCAGAGGTGTGGGAGCAAATCCTTCGCCCTGCACTAGCTGACTTAAAGGGTCGGGCAATGTTTATTGGTACGCCAATGGGTCGTAACCACTTCTATGAGTTATTTCAATATGGCAACAAAGGTGAAGACGACACTTTCAAGTCTTTTCACTTCACTTCATTTGACAATCCGCTACTTGACCCTAAAGAAATTGAGGCAGCTAAGAAGAGTATGTCCTCATTCGCTTTCCGGCAGGAATTTATGGCTTCATTCGAGGCTGGAGGCGGTGCATTATTCAAAGAAGAGTGGATAAAATTTGATGAGGATGAACCTGATGATGGAGACTTTTATATCGCAGTTGACCTTGCTGGTTTCGAAGCTGAAGGATCAATTGGTGTCAAGAATAAAAGATTGGATAGCACTGCGATTTCCATAGTTAAAGCCAACGACAAGGGTTGGTGGGTCGCAGAAATCATCTACGGTAGGTGGGATGTCAAGGAAACAGCAAAGAAAATCTTCGATGTTGTCAAAAAGTATGAGCCTGTGGCAGTCGGTATCGAGAAAGGTATCGCTAGACAAGCTGTTATGCCCTACCTAAGCGACATTATGAAGAGAACTCAGACATTCTTCAGGGTAGATGAGCTTTCTCACGGTAACAAAAAGAAAACAGATCGTATCGTATGGGCGCTGCAAGGGCGTTTTGAGAATGGATACGTAAAACTTAACAAAGGCGACTGGAACGCAGAGTTCCTAGACCAGCTTTTTCAATTTCCAAACAGTTTAGTACACGACGACTTACCTGACTCGCTCTCCTACATTGAGCAACTTGCAAAAGTTTCTTATGTTTTGGACTACGAGGAAGAAGAGTACGAGTATTTAGACACAGTATCAGGATATTAACATGGACGATTACGATAAGTTTACAGACCAAAAGGTCGAGTCGTGGGTTATGGACAAGGTGGAGCAATGGCGCGACCACTACAGTGCAAACTACGAGCAAAAGTTTGACGAGTACTACCGTCTATGGCGTGGTATTTGGTCAGCGGAGGACAAGACTCGTGAGAGTGAGCGTTCTCGCCTAATTTCTCCTGCCCTCCAACAAGCCGTTGAGAGTTCAGTAGCTGAAGTTGAGGAAGCTACCTTCGGTCGTGGTAAGTGGTTTGACATTCGTGACGACCGCAAAGACCAAGACAAGCAGGACATCGCCTTCTTGCGCGAACAACTGACTGAAGACTTCCAATTCACCAAGACACGCAAAGCTGTTGCTGAGTGTATCTTGAATGCTTCTGTGTTTGGTACTGGTATTGGCGAACTTGTCCTTGAAGAGATCAAGGAAATGAAGCCTGCTACCCAGCCAATCATGGATGGTGCGATGCAAGCGGTTGGTGTTAACATCGAAGACCGTGTGGTTGTCAAGCTACGACCCATCCTGCCTCAGAACTTCCTAATTGACCCTGTTGCTTCCTCTATCGAAGAGGCGCTAGGCGTTGCAATTGACGAGTTTGTTCCTAAACACCAAGTTGAAATGGGGATTGAAAGTGGTATCTATCGCGATGTTGATATTGAGTGTGCCTCTACTGACACAGACATTGAAGTTGACAAAGAGCTATCAACGTTTGACGAAGATAAAGTCCGACTAACCAAATACTATGGGTTGGTTCCCCGTCACCTCTACGTCGATGCGATGATGGAGACTGAAGATGACGAGCTTGCTGAAGAGATAGGCTCAGAAGAAGACAAAAGCGACGAGGAAGGATATGTCGAAGTCATCATGGTTATTGCCAATGGCGAAACCCTGTTGAAGATCGAAGAAAACCCCTACATGATGCAAGACCGTCCAGTAGTCGCATTCCCTTGGGATG